GGTTGATTTCATGCCGTGCTCCGTCGCCGTCCGACGCCGGGCCGAAACCGATGTAATCATTTTCGTTCATGCTGTCTTCCTCCTCTTTTAGAAATGCAGGATCCAGTAGCCCTTGATCTGGATGTCATCCTCTTTCTCGATGAGCCCCGTCCTGACGCGGTGGGAAAACATCGTCCCGTCCGCGCAGAAAAGACCGAACTCGTGGATCTTGAGGCCGTTTGCTTGTGAGTTATCGATGAGAAAATCGAAGCGCGCGTCTCTCCCGTCAACAGATGCGGATGTCAGTGGGAAAAGCTGTTGCCCCTCGAGCTCCGTATCATCTGCCGCCTCTGCTGTGCTGCCGCTGCCAACACCAATCTTGGTGATACAGGATCCGCTTTTCCCGGCCGCCAATTCCGCAAGACGGATGCGCCCCGCGTCTACTACGAGGTTATGGTCGTCGACGCGGCCGATGATCTCCCCGCCTTTGTAGACGGCGAGATGAAAGTCGCCCCTACAAGGCTTTGTACTGTCTTGAAATACCATGCGTGTTGCCTCCTCTGTCATGTGTCGTCTTGCCGGAGCGGATGAGACTGCCATCGTGGGCGATGTGGAAGCCGCCCGCTCTGTTGATACTGCCGCTCCGCGTCCTGCATTTGATGACCTCTATGCCGCCGCTCTCGTATGCCGTCGCTGTCATGCCGCGCGTGCAGCTACCATCTCTGCGAGCACTGCCGCTGTAGGTCAGGCGCTGCTGCAGGCTGTCTGCGAAGTTGCCGAGGCTTGCCGCCATGCTGGCGGTCTCTCGCACAGCCCCGCAGATGTCGTCGAGCTCCGGGTATCTGAGCCGCAGCGGCGCTTCTTTCCTCGGTATCTTGATGCCGCGCCCGCCGCTGACGGCGTCGTGTATGACGTCGATACGGCGCTTGATGCCGCCCCCGTTGCGGCAGAACAGCCCGCCGCGGCGAATGGAGCCGTCATGCAGGTTGATGTCCCCGCCGTCGCGCCGGATGCGCCCGTTGCGCTGGCGGGCTCTCGTGATCGTCAGCGCACCGCCGGAATCTACCGGATGCGACGTAAGGCCATGTCTGCCATTACCATCGCGCTTCGCAATGCTGTTGCGTGGCAGGTAGTCGTCGAGCACGTCCTCAAACGTCGCTGCGCCGTCTCCGGCGAGCGTGATGAGCAGGATGGAGAACTCTTCCATCTGCGCCGGGTACTCGATCTTCCACGGCTTTTCCCCGCGCCGCATGAGCCGCCCGTCGTGTTGTAGCGTGCCGTCTCGCGTCGCTTTGCCATCGCTCCGAAAGATATAGCCGATGTGCTTCCCCCATCGCGGTGCCGCGGTTGCATCGAAGCCACAACGCGCGAGTGTGCCATCTCGGATGCGCTCTGCTTTGCGGCAGATCGTGCCGCCGCGTATGCGCGCGCCGTCGTGCTTATCTGCTTTGATGGGGATGCCATAGGGCACGTCGTCGCTCAAACTAAAAAGCGAGGCCGCCCAGAAATCGCTGTCGCTACCATCGGAGACATATTCGTCATCAAAAAGATCTCCGTAAAGCGTATGGCAAATATTGTATGCAAGATGCGCAGGCTTATACGTTTCGAGCGCATACCGCAGCCCGGGAAGGTCACTCGTACCGCCGTGAAGATACACGCGGAAACGATTCTCCTCATTGTGCTCCTCGATCTCCGCCGCCTTGTCGACGGTATACCGGGCGCAAAGCCGTGCCATGAAATCGAGCGTGCTCGCCTGCTTCCCCTGCAACTTGAGCAGGATCCTGTTCCGCCGCTGCTCGTAGTTATCGCCTGCGTCTGGCTTGAGGTCGAGGATGCGCTCCCAGTCTGCAAGGCCCCATGTGGCGGTCTCGATGAACGCCTGCGCGAGCAGGTCGCGAATTTCCATGCGCTGCCGCTCGTGCTCTTTCGACTCGATAGCGAGCGTTTGCCCCAGCACAGGATCGCCGCGCACAAATTCCGGCAGATACTTCGAGATATCCACCTTCTCATCTCTAAGCCAGCCCATGCAGCACGACCTCCTCTACCGTCAGCATCTCGTCCGCCTGCGCTTTGACGCGGGATGCACCGTTGAGCGTAACGGCGCCGACGTCGCTGACGCTCGACTGATTCATGAGCAGATCGATGACGCGCGCCGCCGAGAGTGTCGCCATCTCGAGACTGTGCGCAACAGCGTAGGCGTTGACGTCCGCCTTGAGCTTCTCCGCATCTGCCATTCCTTCGACCTCCGCCTCGATCTTCACCGGCTTCGGCGTCGTCGTGACGACGCTCACCGTCGCACCGATGGGGCGCACGCTCTCAATGTAGTCCGCGACCTTCTTGATGAGCGTATCAGACGCCGCGCCGAGGTTGCTGTCGATGATGATGACTTTTACCGTTCCGGGCCCGTCCCAGAGCGGCAAGACTTTGCAATTCCCTACACCCTCGACGCTCATCGCCCAGTTGTAATAATGGTAGACATTCCCGCTCGTCGCAGGCGTGCGCACGGCGACCTGATACCGCTTGAGCAACGCCGCATCCGTCTCCTCGTCGTAGCCATCATGCGCGGCAGCCTCATTCGTGACCGCATGGACACCTGGAATAGAGGCGGGGATGTGGTTCACTTTCCCCGCCGCGACATTCCCTGCCGCGCCCTTCGCCTGCGCCGTCGCGCTGACTGTCGCTTTCCCGCCCTCGCCAATGGTCACAGCCGAATCCGTGCGGAACTGCACGCTCCCATCCGCCGTGTCGAAGAGGGACGCCTTCGGCACACGCGTGCCCGCTGTCCCCGTAACTGTGAGCGTCACCTGTGCAGCTTGCGCTCTCTTGCGGTCGATGCCGTACTCTGCCGCTCGCGCGGTGAGATACTCGCCCCAGGCGGTATCCGCAAACATCGCCTGAGATATAAGATCCATCTCCGCATAGGCGTTCTGAAACTCGACAGAATTTGCATTGATGATGTCACGCGAAAACGAGCCCTCGACGGCCGTCTTATCGTCGACCTTCGCGAGCTCGCCCACCATGCGAGCCTGTATATCGTCTTTGTACTGTGCCGTAAACGAGCTCATACACTCACCTCCTCCACGAGCTCACCGTAGATGCTCGTAAGATAAACCGTCAGCGTCAGACGGTCCTTCTCACGCTCCGCGATGTCGATGCGGTCGACCGACTGAATATAGGGATTTACGAGCAGACACTCCTTGACCGCTGCGGAGATATTCGCCGCGGTCTCTTTGCTGTTTGCATGCTTGCCGATGTAGCGCTCAAGCTCCGCGCCATAATCGCAGGAGGCGTCATAAATACCGTGACGGTAGCACTCATAGCGGTAACGCTCCGTCTTGAGTGCTTTATAAATCCACACCTTGAGCGCCTCGTTCCCCGTGACGGTAATATGACGCCCTGTATCGTCGTAGAGAAACACATCGTGCTCGAAATCCCACGCCCATTCCCTGAGCAGCGGCAGCTCGTCCACGGCCGCGTTCGTGTCCGCGGCGGAAAGCGCTACGAATGGATTTGCCATTAGAACCGCCTCCGATCCGGCCGCACGAGCTTGTCGAGAATCATATACTCCCGCTTGCTCCTGCCCCTTTCATCCTGCGAGAGAATCGGCAGCACTGCCACCTTATCCCCCGCCCTGAGTGTATCCGTCCACGTCTCATCATTGTCGACGGGATGGTTATGGCTCTCATACGCCGCGTCGCCGCTGCCGCCGCCCGCGAAGGACGTCGCACCGACGACATGGCGCGTATAGCCTGAGAGCAGATACTCGCTGATATACGTCTCCGCAGGCTCCAGGAGTATCCCGTTATACGACACCTGGAGATTCGGCGGCGGCGCCACCACCGTGCCCACAGACGCGACAGGAGACTGCTCCGCGCGGCCCGCGCTGCGCATGAGCCCGAGCATCTCATCGTATGGATTCTCGTGCATCTTCCCGCCTCCTTACATGTGAGATGTCTTGATGATCTTCGTCGGATAAAGACCGCCCATGTTGTAAAAATTCCCACCGCGAACAACCTGATTCTGACTAGAGCTGTTGCCAACATACTCGCCGCCCGGCCCCGCGGCGATAACAACGTGATCGTTGTCGCCGTAGACGATGACATCGCCCTTCTCTACCTGTGATGCGTCGAACGGGATGCAGCTATCGCCTGCATCAGCGACCATCGTCGGCACATAGACGACACCGTTATTACATTCTTGCGCCAAGAACGGCGAGTAATACGAGCCGATTTTTCCAACCGCTTCAGCGCATCCGTTCGTGCCGTTATCCATCGTAGCGCCCAACCATGCACTAGCCCCCGCGTCGAGTCCTTCATCTACGGGGTTTGAGCCTGTGCCCGTCTGCTTGTCGGGGTTCGGCAATGGATTCACATTGCCTTCCTTCGACGCGTTCGCGCCATCATCCGGCGGCACGACATAATCAAGTGTGAGCGACATCGTGTGTAAATTGTTCTCCATTTTGTGCGTGTCGCTCGTGATGAGGAACGTCCCCTTGATCTGCTCCTCCTGCACCTCGACCGCGTAACCCGCGATGCACTGGACGTCACCTATGGCCTCGACCGTACTGTGCTCCTGCACCTTCTTGAGCATGGCGCGCGCGGCTTTTTCCGTGTTGTGCTTGTCGTCGACCTTATAGAGCGCCTGGAGCAGGCCGTATCTCTTCACATCATCGTCATTGTGGACGTAGCCCGTGATATTGCCGTCCTTGTCGCAGATGCCGACCTGGTTGACCATATCCTCAATGGAGGACGCGTGCGCCGCACCGGTGACAGTGCCCGTATCAGAGAGAATGAGATGCTCGATCTTCTCGTCTGCGCGCACGGCCTCGAGCTTCTGTTCGCCCGTCTTCTGGTCGATTCTCATGAATACGTTGTAGCGCCACCCTGTGGCCGTCGTCGCAACCTCGAGTGCCTGCTTGATGATGTCACTTCCTGCCTGATCGTCCGCGATGAAGTCACAAACGCTATCGAGGTCTGAGAGCTTCAGCTCGCCGACGGTCACACCGAGCGCGCCGCAGACCTGCTTGATGACATCGCGGATCGGACAGCTTGAGAACTTCATCGTCAGATGCGACTTGCAGAGATAAATGAGATTGTCATAAGCCGTCAGCTCCATCGTATCGCTGCCGCTCTTCCGGTCACGCAGGAAAATAACGCCGCTGAAGAGCTTCAGCACACTGCCGTCCTCCTGCGTGACGGAGAGCTCCACACGGTCGCCGAGCTCCAGTTTGAGATTCTGAAACGTCCTGTCCTTCACCGTGTAGGCGATCACGAAATCGAGCTTGCGCGCCGCCTGACCGAGCGAGCCCGACCATGTATAGGACGTAACATAAGGCGTGATGTCCACGCCCTGTGTCACGTCTTTCAGCGCGAATACCTCTCCCACGCGCCCACCTCCTCATAAATGCTTGCCGTTGATGGAAATATAGTTCTTGCCGACGGCGATGAGGTCGCCTGCCTTGACGCCTCCCTTCTTCGCAATGGCCTTATAGACATCGAGATACCCGGCCTGCTGTTTCGTGAGACCGCTCGATGCCATCGCGCCCGTGATAGCGCTCATAGGCGACTGGCCAGCAAGCATCCGTTTCCCCGCCGTCGCTGCCGTCCGCTCGAGCCATGACCGTTTTGGCCGCTGCTTGAGTCCTGTCTTTTCGTCGGCGGCATCCGTCGTCTTGACGATCTCGCGGTACTCTTTGAGCTCCAGCGTGTAGTACACGTCCCCCGTGCCGTCCTGCTCGCCGTACTTGAACGATTCAATGAGGCAGGAAAAGGCAATCGGCGTCCCCGTGATAGAGAGTGAGAGTGGATACCCGCCCGTCCGCCACTCCTCAAGCGTCTCGACGTAGGAATAAGGATCCGTCGAGCTCCCCGCAGCGGCGAAATTGTAGTCATGCGCAGGGAAAAACGAGGAAAGCGAGACAGATTTCAGTCCAGTTTTCCCCATCATGTTGTACTCGCCCGCGTTCTCGATACTGATTTTCCCGTTCTGGTTAGACACGGCGCACTCGAAGCTTGCGGGCGTGATGGGTATGACGAGCGATGCGCCCCGGCAAGAAAGCGTGATGTCCCCGCCCGCGCCGCCGTCGCCGAGAAAATTGGAAAGCGCACGGCTCGCGGCGGCCTTCGCGAGACCGCGCACCGTATCGCCAAAAAGACTCATACAAGCGCTCCTTCCATACTGTTGATAGCATACGACTTCATACGATAGACAAGTGCCCTCGCGATGTCGTCGATGTCCTGCTCCTCGCGTACGACGATGGTATCGGCGAGCTTCGGTATGGAAATCGACACGCTGCCGCCGCGGCGCGCCGACGCCTCCGCCGCGCCCTTTCGGTACTCCTGCTTGAGACTTTCAGAGTGCGGGATAATCTGCGCGCCAGTCGGCAGCTTGACAATCTCAGGCCCCTGCTCGTGCATCCACGTGACGCCGCCAGGGAAGTACGTCGTACCGGTCCATTTGCCGTCCGTGCTCTCTTCCTCCGCGCTTGCCGCCGTCTCCTTCGCAGTATTTGCCTTGCCGATGATGCGGTCGAGCATGCCGCTGATGCCGTCAACGAAGTCGCCGAAAATATTCTTGATGCCGTCGATGATGCCCGTGAAAATCTTCTTGATGCCGTTCCATGCCTGCTCCCAGTTGCCCGTAAAGACACCCGTGAGGAAGTCAATCACACCGCCGAAAACATCGAGCCCCATGGAAACGACATCCGCGATGACGTTGAACGACGTCGAGACCACGGCCGCGACGACCGCGAACACCGCCGAGAACACAGAGCCGAGCGTATTGACGACGACGGAGATAATGCCAGCGTTCTCCTGCGTATCGCCCGTGATAGCCGCCCAGAGTGCCGAGAGCTTCTGCCCGACGCCCCGGAACTTGTTTGCGAGCCGTTCGAGATGCCCCGAGACCGACGAAACCGCCGCGGAGAACGTACCTTTAATATGTGCCCAAACCGTCCCGATGACTTGCTCGAAGAGCCGCCAATGCGTGATGACGAAGCCGATGACCACCGTGAGCGCAAGCAGCGCGAGGCCGACGGGGTTCGCCGCGAACGCCGCCCGCAGCAGCGTGAGGCCGTTCCGCATATTGAGCACGAGCCGCACGAACGATGCGCCGAGCCGCGCGATGTGCCCCGGAACCGCGCGAAGAGCCGTAACGATCGATGTAATATGGCCGCGCACCGCCGCAGAGACTGCCGAAAGCGCCCCCGGCACCTTTGAGAGCGCGAGCACGAACCGCAGCGGTGCACTGCGCAAAAGATTTCCCGCACCGCGCATTCGCGCAGCAGCGGCAATCATCGTTTCCCCCATGCCGGAAAGCATACCGCGAACCGTGCCCGCTGCGCCCGGCATTGCAAGCAGCGCACGATGGAAAAGCCCCGCCGCGCCCTTGCTGTTCTTAAAATCAAGTGCGAGCTTTAAAAGTGAGCCGCGCAGCGCTCCATACATTGTTATGGCCTTGCCGACAGCCATCACCGATGCACCAAAGACGACGATGCCTTGGAGGACATTTATGATGAGCGCTTTCTGCTCCGGCGATAGGCTCTTGATGGCCTCCGCGAGCGCTTTGATGGCGCGTGACGTGCGCAGGAGCAGCGGCGCGAGCGCCTCGCCGAGATCCATGCTGGCGTTCTTCAGCTCGTTCGTCGCGATTTTCATCGCCCGTGTCGGGTCATTCTTCGCGATATCGAGGAATACGCGCTCCGTGATGCCCGCCTGGTCGCTCATGGCCGCGAGCGACTTCGTGAAGTCCTCCGCGCCCGCGCCCGTGAGGGAAAGCATCGTCGTCAGCGCGCGCGTATTACTGAAGAGCTGCCCCATTACCTCGACGTTGCCGCCCGTCTTCTCCTTGACTTCCTCCATGAACTTCGCCCAGCCGACGCTCTGGAGATGCGCCGCGGAGAAGTCGATTCCGAGCTGCTGCGCGGCCTTCGACGCCTCCGCCGATGGCTTGATGACGCTGTTCAAAGCAGCGCGTAGGCCCGTAATAGCTTCAGGCGTCTGGATGCCGTTCTTCGTGAGCGATGCGAGAGAAGCGAAGAGCTCCTCCGTTGTGACGTTCAGCTGCTTCGCGATCGGCGTTACCGAGCCGATACTCTGTGCGAGCTCGCCGAACGTCGTCTTGCCGAGATTCTGCGTGATGAGCATCTGGTCGGTGATCTTGCTCGCCTCGCTCGCTGACATGCCGTAGGAGTTCAGCACCGTCGTAACGCCGTTGATGGCCGTTGTTGCGTCCGTGTAGCCCGCGATAGACGCCCGCGTCACCGTGCCGAGGAACTCTGTCACATGCGCGGCGTCAACACCCGCGGAGATGGCTTGATATTCCGCCTCCGCGAGGTCGGTGACGCTCTCGCCTGTCTCATCAGACACTTTACGCACGCCATCAGAAAGCTCCTTGACGCTCACCGTCGTCTTATCAACGAGTGTCGACACCTTCTCCATGCCTGCCGCGAACTGCGCATGCAGCTTGAGACCGCTCATGGCGGCCGCTTCGAGCGGCGCGGAGATGAGCGCGATTTTCGTGCCGAGCTCCGTGATGCTCCGCCCTGTGCTCTGGATTTCCTTCGCGACGCGCTTCTGTGTCTTTGCGTGTTCAGTTAGCTGTTTGCTCGCGTTCTCGAGCACTGGTGTAAATTGATCTTTGAGGCGTAGCACTGCGTCAATGATCGTGCTCATGTCTCCCCCGCCTCCTTTCTCGCTTTCTCAGCCGCCTTTTCTCGCAGTCGCAATTCCTGATTCATGAGCGCGTAGACAATCTTGCGCTCATTCTCCCCCATCGCCGTAATCTGCCCCGGGGTGATGTGGTGGTAGTAGAACAGCCAGAACCACAGCACGGCCTCGCCGTCTGCCTCGCCGTCATCATCCCCGGTCGTCAGTTTTTTACGATGTCGTCGATCTCCGACTGCTGTTTCTTCGTGCCGCAGAGGCTGGAAATCTCATTCGAGATATCTCCAATCTCTCCCGGCAGGAAGAGCTTTTCGATGAGATCGTCCGGCGTCGCCGCGCCGAACTTCTTCAAGAGGTCTTTGTCCTTGAAACTCGGGTCCGTGACGCCGTTGACGATGACATCGATGCCGATATGGTAGTTGTCCTGAGACTTGACGCGCCCCGTCTTTGTGTACGTCGTATGCATCTCCGTGATGTCCGCGAGAAGCTGCGTCGGCAGGGAGCGGAGATGGAGCACAAACGGCTCACCGAGAAGCTCGGAGAGCCGTTTGATTTCCATATCCTTCTCAGGCTTTTCCGTCATGCGCTTCGTATCGGCGCGCATGAGCTTGTCAAGCATACTCATCTACGATTCCTCCTCATGCATCCGCGCTATCGAGCACGTCATAGTCCTGGAACGTGAAATTGTACGATTCCTCGCCGAGTTTGCCAACGCTCCAGTTGACGAGGTCCACGCTGTCGAACACGCAATGATAGAGCGCCACGCGCTCCGCGCCGACCGCGTCCGGGTCGTTAACCTTCGAGATGATGGTAAACTCGACCTGCCGTCCTTCTTTGATGCCCGGCGCGAGCTTCTCGATGAAATACGAGCTGACCTTGTGCAGCTTCAGACTGCCTTTACCTGTATAGCCGACCACCTTATAGCCCTTCGTCATGTGCCCCGCCATCTTGACCTCGAGCTTGTCCGCTGTCAGCGTCGCCTTGCACTCCGTCGCCTCGGCGATCTTGTCGCCGTCGAGCCAGAGCTCGCTGCGAGTGCCGTACATGACTTGTTTTGCTTCCATAGCATCCATAAAGACATCCCTCCTTTTACTGGATCACCGCATCGACCTTGATACTCTCGATCGCGTCGAGGATGGAGAGCTCCGCCTTGATAAACACGTTGTCGTGAATATTGGCCTCTTTGATCTCCTGCTCCTTCATGCTCTCGAGCTCGTCGCGCGTATAGAGACCGTTCGACTCCAGCCAGATTTTCGTCGCCTCAATATCGACGCTCGCGAGATTCTGCCCGCGCTCTAAGAGCGTCTCACGCTCCAGCTCGCGGAAATATCCGTTGATGGCCGCGATGAGCAGACAGCGGTTGTCATAGCTGTTGGCGTACTTACCAATATAGCTATCATGACCCGTTTTCTCGATGTCGTCATGAATCATATCCATGATGTCGACCATCTTGATTTTCTGGAAATCCTCGCCTTTGTCTTGAATCGTCGTCACGAACGAGTTGACACCGCGTGCCACCTTGATTTTCTCCCCGTCATTGAACAGGAAGAACTCACCTTTGGCGACCTTCGCGTCCATTTCCTCCTTCGTGTACTGCTCCACCTCGACGAGCTCGGAGAGCGGCGCATACGTGCAGGAAATCTTCATTGGCGTGCCCGCGATAAGCCCCGCGATACGCGCGCAGTAGTCCGCCGCCGTGTACGTCTTCGACGCCGTGCGGATGAGTGTATTCGTGAAGTTGATAACGCCCTCGAAATCCGCCGCCGTATTCGGCAAGACGGCCTTGACCATCTTATCCTTCACCGTGCGCATGCCCTTGATCCACGTCGCCCAGTCGTCTGCAGCCGATGCCGTGACGCCCGGAATAACGACGTAATCAAAGCGCACACCCTCGAGACGCTTCTGCACTGCCGTATAGTCGATGGTCTTCTTATCCTCGCCCGTCGCCGCAACGCTGAACGTCAGCACCTTCTTCGGCGCGAGCTGATAGCCTTTGAGCGCGAGCTTGATCTGCTCCTTCGAGTAGTCCGCCGCTTTCTCGGGGACGTCGTCGATCGTGTAAATGGCCTTGCCGTCGATCTCGGGATCATCCGGCAGCACCATCGCGACGATGCCGCGCTCGCTGCGCGAGATTGCCGTGATACCCTTCTCGCGGAACGCCACAACGACGTTCGGCATTTCTTTTGCCATAGTTCATACTCCTCTCCTACTGGATGCGGTACACCGCACCGCCGTTCTTTTCTTTGTGATGGATATGCTCGATGAGGTACTTCGTCTCCTCGCTCTCGCTGTCGTAGTAGGTAAAGGGGAGCGTCACCTGCACGATGTCCGCTTCCTTTCCATACGTCTCCGACGATACGCCGCCAAAATGCAGGAACCGTTCGCCGACCTGCAACCCGTGGCAGAACGCGCCCGCGACCGTATCCGACACATCCATGAGCGCGAGCGAATACTGTCCGCCCTTCTTTGCAAAATATGTGATGAAGAGCGTGCAGTCGTTCCGCGTGATGTTCGCTTTTTCTTCCGTCGTCGTCTTGATGAGCTTGAGGAAGAAGCACGGCATCTGCGGCGCCGCGCGCGAATCTTCGAGGTAGACCTTCCGCTTCGGGTAGAGCTCGCCGAGCTTTGCTTTCGCCGCTTGCAGGATGTCGCTCTGCTTCAGCATACTAATCCCCCAGTTTCTTCTTTACATCTTTCATGTACTTCTCGAGCTCCTGTGCACAGGCGCCGCTCGCCTCGAACTCCTGCACGGACTTCGCGAAGAAATGCCGCCCCTGGACGTAGCCAATATGCTTGCCGTGGACGATCTCCTCATGTCCGCGCTCAACGAGATGATAGTGCGGCGCCGTATTGCGCAGCCGATACTCGAGATCCTCGCCCTTCGTACCGACGACCTCGCTCTTCCAGCTCTTCTTGAGCTTACTTTTGTGCTCGTAGCCGCTATCCGGCGTATTCTCCCGCGCGAGCTTCTTGAGCTTGTTGCCCGCCCGCGTCAGATGCTTCTCAGCCGTCGCCGCATACTCATTCGAGACAGCGGTCAGCTTGGCCTTGAACTCATCGAGCCCGTCGAAGGCAAGCGTGGCCTCAGACATCGCCGTCACCCGCCCCGCGCTTCCGCTCCGTGCAGTAGAGCTCGAGGCTCTCATGCTCCATGAGCGGATCGACGACGCTCTGGATGTCGTAGACGTGCCCCTGGTAGTGCACTTCCATATCCTCCGTCACGTTTTTCCGATAGCGGATGACGACCTTGAGCGGCTGATCTTCGCGCGTCGCTCCCATCTCGTAGAGCTCCTGTCCGCGGATGGGCTGGATGGCGGCGGCGATGCCGTGGAAAAGGAGCGTCCTCCCCGCGTAATCAAAGCCGCCCTCATCCCCCTGCGCCGTGCCGTAGATGTCTACGCGGCGCGTGAGCGTCCCAGGGTTCGTAATCATGCGCCGTCACCTCCCACGGGCGCGTAAGCGTCATTGAGTTCGATGGTATAGAGCACGCTTCGCAACGAATATGGATATTCCTGCACATTCGCCTTCGATAGCGGCGTCCTGTTCGTGTACCAATGCGCGACGAGCAGTTTCACGGCGAACCGCATGAGCTCATCGTCCTCGACGTACTTCTTGCCCGTCTGCCGCTCGATGAACGTCTCCGCCGTCTTTGCAAGCGTCTCCGCCTGTCTCAGCTCGTCCGTCTGGTCATCGTCGATATGCAAGTAATTCTTGATGTCGTCCATATCCGCCATGCGGCATCAGCTCCTTAATGTCCCGTCGAGGACGCGGCGCCCTTCTTGACGAGCACGAGACCGTTATCGTCAACGACCTTGCCATCATACAGGCCGACCGACTGGTAGACCTTCGACCGCGTCGGATTGTCGCGATACTGCACGAGATCCATCTCATACGCCGTGTTGAGGATATAGTTATCATAGTTGAACGCATAGGCGACGACATCGCCCGCCTTTGCATCATCGAGCGACGGCAGATAGTCCGTGAACACGCACTTCTTGCCGAAAATCATCGCCACGGGCGCGCTGCCGTTGAAATTGAGCACTGCAACCGGCTTCCCGTTCACATCCGTGATGCCCATGAAATCCCAGAACGTGCTCTCGTTCATCGTGAGCACCGTCCCTGCGGAATACGCGCCCGGGATCGCTTTGAGGATGGAGATCACATCCTTATAGGCGAGCGTCGAGGAGAGCGTCACATTGCGCTTCGTATCTTTGACCGCCGTCGTCGCGATACCCTGCGGCTTGCCATTGCCGTCACCAGAGACGATGGCGAGCTCAAGCGCCTTCGTCATGGCGCGCGCGACATTCTCCGCCACCGCCGCCTCGAACGCGCTCAGCGACTGGATATCCGCCTTGAACGAAACGCCGATGGCCGCCGCGAGCTCATACGCGCCGAACGTGATCTTCGTCGTCGCCTTCTTCGCCGTATCGATGGCCGCCGTCTCGTCCGCCATCCACGTGCCCGTAGCCGCGAGCGTCGACGCTGGAACGACAACGCCGGACGGGTAGGCAAGCTTGCGCACGAGCGGCAGAATGTTGCCGTACTGCTCCATCTTCTCGACGATCTGGTTCATCGTCGCAGGCGGGATGACCGCCTGATTATCAGCCGTCACGGAAATATCGCGGAACTCCGGCGCCATCTCGCCCGTGAGAACGTAGTCCATGAACGCCTTTCGGTATTCCATCGAATCCATGCTCGTATGCTCCATCTTTCGTACCTCCTGTTTTTCTACTGCGGACGTCTTGATCTCGTCCTTCTCAATCTGCTGAGCGATCTGCTTGCGCTTCTCGGCGTCTTCCGCCTGCTTGCGCGCCTCCTTGATCCCCTCATTGAGCTTCTGCGCCTCATCGAAAAGCTGTGCGAGGGCGTCCCCCGTCGCCGTCTTGGCCTCCTCGGCGATTTCCGCCTGGCGCTTCTCCATTTCCTCTACCGTCATCACGATTCTCCTTTCAGTTCATCGTCAAGATTGCAATACGTCGGCGTGTATCCGCCATCTCCTGATATTCCCGCGCAGCGCTTCGCACACCGCGCGCGACCGCCTCAATGGATGTCCCCTCATACGCGGGCAAATCAACCGCCGAGACGTCAAAAACGCGGTCAATATTGTTGATATAGCGCGTATACGTCTTGCTGTCGTAGACATCGCCATCCGGCGCGACCGTGAACGCGAACGACATCTGCGTAATGTCCTTGCGCTTGATGAGCTCGTAGACATCCCGCCCGAGCGTCGTGTTCGCGAGCTTCGCCGTGATGTGCAGCCCCTTCTCATCGACCTCGAGCGCGAGCGTGCCGTTTGACGTACGCGCGAGAATCTCGCAGCTGTCGTTGTGGTTGTACCGCAGGACGACATTGCTCAGGTCCGCCTTGTCAAAAGCGTGCGCGCCGACGCTTTCTTTGTAGTCGATGCCACTGTATGGGTCATGCCACATCACGGCAGGCTGGTCAAAGACTGCGGCGTAGCCGCTCACGGTCATCTCTTCATCGTCCGCCGCGAAGTCAGCTTTCCGAAGCTCCATCTGAATCATTCTCTCCTTCGTCATCATCCTTCACCTCCTTTCCAGCCTTCGCCTTCTGATACTCATCGACAAGCTGCGTGTTGACGAGGTTGAGTGTCTGCACGAGGCGGTCGTCTCCGTCGTCAACAGGCGGCAAATTCATGATCTCGAGGCACTGGTTCGTTGTCAGCACGCCGAGCGGGCGCAGCTGGCGGATCATCTCCGTTTTTGTCGCCGTCGTCGCATACGTCAGACGGTTCGCGTCGAAGACGATGCGATTCCCCGCGGCGATTTCCGCCGCCGTGAAGATTTTCCGCGTGAACTCCTGTGAGAAACGGATGGCAAGCGGCTCGATCGTACTCTCGAAGAACGCCTGCCATTGCGCCTCCGTGTAGTTGTTCGCGACAATCTCCTTCGAGATGCCAAAGTAGCGGTACACATTCTCCCGCAGGTAATCGAGCTGCGAGTGATCCGCCGCCACGGGCTCCGTGTTGTTCGGCGTGAAGGAAATCGTCCCGTCCGTCGTCACGATGCCGCCCGTGTCCTTGTCCTTGATCTGCTCCATGAGCAGCTTCGATTTCTGCTTCCACTGGTCGGAGCCGATCTGCCCCGCGATCTGCGCGACGCCCTTGATTTTTCCCGAGTTCACAGCGGCGTTCTCAAACGACTGCTGCAGCGTCTCAAGCAGGGAAAGCACCGACTCCAGATTGGAATCCACGTCAGAAACGATATCGCCCTTCTGAAAGAAGTTCCTGACGTGGATGAGATCGGCATAGGGCACCGTCTCGCGCTTGCCGTTTAGAAAAACGAACTTCACATAGAGCTCGCCCGCCACCTCGCGGATGTCTGTCGACATGTAATCAAGCGGCCAGAGCTCGATCGCCCTGCCGCGCGCGTCGCGCTTAATCTTGATGTAGCCGTTGCCGCTCTGGAGCGTCGAAGCCGTGACACGGTAGAGCATATCGTAGGCGGTCATGTAAGGATTCGGCTCCAGCGTCAGAAGATGCGAGAGCGCGCTATCCTCCGCGGGTACCTTCTTCCCGTCATCGAGCACGACATGTGTCGGCTTGAGTTTCGCCGCGTGTTTCGCGATGACGTCGACGCACGTCTTTACGAGGATGTCGTTTGTATGCAGCCCCGAGCTGAAGAATACATTCTTCCAGTCGTTGATGAGCTCCATTCTCACGGAGTTCGGCGCGTCCGGCTCGTTGCCACTGTTGCCGAAAATCTTCTGGATCAATGAGCGAAATTCCATTCCATCACCTCCTCAAATGTCATCTTTGTAATTCAGCCAAACACAAAACGCATCGAGGAAGGATGAATATCCATCGATGCGTTTTCTTGTATTTCTGTTCTTGTACGGCTTGACATTGCCCTGTGTGTCCGTGACGGCCTCCGTATTCATGAGGCACCAGAGGAACACGGGGTTGTAGTCGTAATTTATGCGGCGGCGCTTGAAATACGCCCGGCTCTCATACATCTGCGACGACAGCCCCTTGAAAGACTGGTTGACCTTCTCGCAAAGCGCCTGCCCGAACGTCGCTTCCAATTCTTTGGTGAGATACTGCGCGTTGTATGCATCATAGCCTATCTTGTAGGCGTAGACGCCGTATTCCGCCTGTAGCTCCGTGAACCACTCGACGACGACATGCTGATCGATGATGTTGCCTGGGCACGTCCGCAGATAGCCGCCCGCCATCCACTTGTCGTATGGCACCTTGTCGCGCTCGATGTGCTCCTCGAGCGTGTCCTGCGGAATCCAATACATCTGCTTGACGTAGAGGACGCCGCCAACCGCGAAGAGCGCCGTCGCACATGTGAGGTCTGTCGTCTCGGAGAGATCGACGCCGCCGAAGAAGTACTGGCCGGAGAAGTCTTTGAGGTCGAACGTGTCCGTATTCCGCACATCATCGAGCTCAAAGAAACTCTCCTTCGCGTTCTCGCGGAAGTTGAACTGCTTCACGAGCATGTCGCGCATCGTCTTTTCGTCGAGCGTCGCGCGGTTGTACGCGCTTCTGAGCTGGTCGAGGCTCTTAGACACGCCGAGGTTCGGATTCGCCTTGTACCAATTCTTCTCGTCTGCAATCTCGGCTTTGCTGTCGAGCTCGTAGAGGATCGGCAGCGTCGTCTCGTCGATGTAGCTCCCGTCTTTGTAGCCCTTGATGATGTTGCAGTACTCTTGATACTTCGTGTCGAAGATACTATCCTGTTTCACGAAGCCGCCTGTCGACATAACGACGGTGAGCGGCTGCCGCCGCGCGTAGGTGCCGCCGACGAGGACATCATACATATTCCTGTCTTGAATGGCGTGCAACTCGTCAATGAATAGCCCGGAGACATTGAGGCCGTCGAGATTGCCGCTGAGCTTAGAAAGCGGCTCGAACTTGCCGAAATTCATCCGGTTCTCGATGAGATTGACCTTCGGGCGCAAGTATTTCCTAAGCGTCGCATTGTGCGCCACCATCATGCGCGCGTAGTCCCAGACAATCTTACTCTGATGGCGGTCTGTAGCCGCTGTATAGAGCTCAGGACCGTCCTCGCCGTCTGCCGTGAGCAGATAGAGCGCGATGGCCGCGCCGAGCACGGATTTCGCGTTCTTGCGCCCAACGAAGAGAAAGAGCTCGCGATACTGGCGATAGCCTGTTTCCTTGTCTACAAAGCCGAAAACGGCTTCGACAAGTGCCTTTTGCCAAAGTTCTAATCGAAATGGCGGGCTTCCCGGCATTTTCGGAATCGTGCAGAACGTCTCGATGAAGTCTACCGCCCTCCGCGCCCGCTCCGCGCGGTAGATATACCGCCCGTCCGGGTGCTCCATATTCCGCACGAGATGGCCATAGACCGCCCGCAGGCGCTTGCTTGCAGGGATGCGACCGCTCTCGATGGCTTCATGGTATGTCTCGATGGCGTTCATGCAGAATCATGCGCCTCGATGAAACTCTTAAGCGCATCCTCTCCATCTGCCGCCTCCGGCAGATAGTCACGGAACTGCCGGAGATAGGCATGCAGGAGCTTCGCGTACTGCGTATAGACCTGGACGGACGGCGAGATCCGCACGCCACTCTGACCTCCGCCGTTGTTATACTTGACCGTGACGCCATGGACGATGGTATCCTCCTGTATCTCGTCGAGCATCGCCGTCTGGTAAGCGACCTTGTCGATGAGATTGAGCAGCAGCGCCTTCCTCTGTTCGTCCTCCACATCCTCCGCAAGCGGCAGCAGTTCCTTCTTGTACTGCTCAATCGCATCGCGCCGCCCTTTTTCCTTTTTTGTCATCCATCTCACCGCCTTTCCTTATCGTATCCACCATGAATGTACATTTCCTTTACTTTGTCCACACTACCCGTACTGCAAAACTAAAGATTTCTCGCGAAAGAG